GAGCCTAATGACGGATAAAGCCTTCACAGATATTGCTTTCAACGGGGATGAAATCCAGTTGATGCTGGATAATCTGGATAAGTATACCTCCGATGAGGTTGCCGAGATAGATCGCATGGTGGATGAGCTGGCCACCCGCAGAGATAACACAGAAGCATATGACGACCTGATAGAGTTCTGCAAGCGTATGCAGTCTGATTACATTGTAGGTAAACATCACCGCATGTTGGGCAATATGCTCATGGAAATCGAGGCGGGGGACAAGGACCGTATCTGTGTTAACATCCCCCCACGCCACGGTAAGTCACAATTAGTGTCTATTTTCTTTCCGGCGTGGTTTTTAGGGCGCAACCCCAATAAAAAGGTCATGATGGTGTCCCATACTACCGATTTGGCGGTAGATTTTGGTCGTAAGGTACGAAATTTGATATCTACGGACGAATATAGAGCTATTTTCCCCACTGTGAAGCTTGCGGTGGATTCTAAATCAGCGGGGAGGTGGAACACCAATTCTGGAGGAGAGTATTATGCATGTGGTATCGGTTCATCTATTGCTGGCCGCGGTGCTGATCTATTGCTTATTGACGACCCCCATTCTGAACAGGATGTCATTAACGGAAACTTTGAAACGTTTGAAAAAGCCTATGAGTGGTTCACCTTCGGGGCCAGAACACGACTGATGCCGCAGGGCCGTGTGGCCATTATCCAGACAAGGTGGCATATGGACGATCTTACGGGGCGGGTGACCAAAGATATGGTGCAGAACCCCCGTGCCGATCAATATGATGTGGTCGAATTCCCCGCTATACTAGATATAGTGAATAAGAAGACCGAAAAATCGGAACAGAAGCCTTTATGGCCCGAATTTTTTGATTTGGATGCTCTGCTCCGTACCAAAGCGTCCATGCCCGCCTTCCAGTGGAACGCGCAGTACCAGCAGGAGCCGACAGCGGAGGAAGCTGCCCTAATCAAGCGCGAGTGGTGGGGTCAGTGGAAGGAAACGCAGCCTCCATCCTGTGAGTATATTATAATGTCTCTGGATGCGGCGGCGGAAACGCATAACCGGGCTGATTTCACGGCGCTTACAACGTGGGGTGTGTTCTTTAATGAGGATGAGGACGCATATAATATTATATTGTTAAATAGTATAAAAAAGCGTATGGAATTCCCAGAACTTAAAGAACTTGCTATGGAGGAGTATAGCGAGTGGGAACCCGACGCGTTTATTGTTGAGAAAAAGAGTGCGGGTACGGCGTTGTACCAAGAAATGCGTAGAATGGGTCTACCTGTACAGGAATATACACCCCACCGGGGGACAGGGGATAAATTGGCGCGTTTGAATTCTGTTGCGGATATTGTGGCATCGGGGATGTGTTGGGTTCCTGAAACACGGTGGGCGGAAGAAGTCGTAGAAGAGATTGCAGGATTCCCGTTTATGAGTCATGATGACTTGGTTGATTCTACAGTTATGGCTCTCATGCGTTTCCGTCAAGGGGGTTTCATACGTTTACCTACTGATGAACCGGACGAGGTTCAATACTTCAAACGCCGTACTGGCGGGTATTATTAGGGATTGATTTTATGGCGATTGAAAAAGGGCTGTATTCTGCCCCCCAAAGTATAGACGACGAGTTGCCTGATGAGGCGCTGCCTGAAGGGGGACTGGAAATTGAAATTGTCAACCCGGACATGGTTACACTGGATGACGGTAGCGTAGAAATAACGCTGGTTCCCGGTGATGGTTCTTCGGATATGTCTTTTGACGGCAATCTAGCCGAGGAGATGGAGGATACGGAGCGTACTACCCTTTCCGAAGAACTTATCGGGCTTATCGATGCAGATATAGATAGCCGCAAGGAATGGGCGGATACCTTTGTAAAGGGTCTGGATGTACTCGGTTTCAAGTATGAAGAACGCACGGACCCTTGGGAGGGGGCTTGTGGTGTGTACTCCACGGTTTTAGCTGAAGCCGCTATCCGGTTCCAGGCAGAGACTATGAGTGAAACTTTCCCCGCCATGGGGCCTGTCAAGTGTAAGGTACTCGGAGAAGAGACCAAGGAGAAAAGTGAAGCCGCGGCGCGTGTCAAGGCGGATATGAATTATGAATTGACCGAAAACATGATCGAGTACCGCCCCGAGCATGAGCGTATGTTATATAGTCTGGGTCTGGCCGGTTCCGCGTTTAAGAAAGTTTATTACGATTCTAATCTTGGACGGCAAGTTGCCCTGTTCATACCGGCGGAAGATTGTATCGTACCTTATGGGGCTTCTCATATTGAAACGGCAGAGCGTGTCACGCACGTTATGCGGAAAACAAAGAACGAACTTAAAAAATTACAGGTTAACGAGTTTTACCGCGATATAGAACTGGAAGACCCGGAACCATATCATTCCGATATAGAGATTCGTAAAGCGGAAGAAGGTGGGTATTCCCTCACCGATGACGAGCGGTACGCAATATACGAGGTGCACGCCGATCTCGTTATTGAGGGTTTTGACGACTCCGACGATGAAATCGCCAAGCCTTATGTAGTTACTATCGAACGTAGTTCGGGTGAAGTTCTTGCCATCCGCAGAAATTGGGATCCCGATGACGAACTCATGCTCAAGCGGCAGCACTTTGTACACTACCCCTATGTACCAGGGTTTGGTTTTTATGGCCTTGGGCTTATTCACATTATTGGTGGGTACGCCCGCGCAGGAACTTCCCTGATTCGGCAACTTGTTGATGCCGGTACGCTTGCTAATTTACCTGGGGGTTTGAAATCCCGCGGGCTGCGTATTAAAGGTGATGATACTCCGATTGAACCGGGGGAGTGGAAGGATGTGGACGTACCTTCCGGCAGTATCCGCGACAATATTATGCCACTTCCGTATAAAGAGCCCAGCCAGACACTTCTAGCATTGCTTAATCAGATCACCACTGAAGGCCGCCGGTTGGGGGCAATCAGTGATATGAACATATCTGATATGTCCGCTAACGCCCCGGTGGGCACAACGCTGGCACTTCTGGAACGCACGTTGAAGCCCATGGCTGCGGTACAGGCCCGCGTTCATTATGCCATGAAACAGGAGTTCAAGCTCCTCAAGACGTTATTGGCTGAGTACGCGCCAGCGGAATATTCTTATCAGCCCTTGCGCGGGGAAGTTGGGGCCCGTCAAGCTGATTACGCGATGGTGGAAGTTATTCCTGTTAGTGATCCTAACAGTTCCACGATGGCCCAGCGAGTTGTGCAGTATCAAGCAGTTTTACAGATGTCCCAATCTGCGCCACAAATTTATGATTTGCCGCAGCTACACAGACAGATGATTGAGGTTCTTGGGGTCAAGAACGCAGATAAACTTGTGCCCATCAAAGAAGATATGGAGCCTGCTGATCCAGTCAGTGAGAACATGAGTTCATTGATTGGCAAGCCGATGAAGGCGTTCATCTATCAAGACCACGAGGCGCACATCGGCGCACATATGGCGTTTATGCAAGACCCGCAGGTTGCACAGATGATTGGGCAGAATCCGCAAGCACAACAGATAGGAGCTGCTTTACAGGCGCATATAGCTGAGCACCTAGGGTTTAAGTACCGGAGACAGATAGAAGAGAAACTGGGGGCACCGCTGCCGCCACCAAATCAGGAACTTCCAGAAGAGATAGAAGTGAATCTGGCGCGAGTTGTCGCAGAGGCGGGTAAACAGCTCACACAGCAACATCAGCAAGAAGCTGCGCAACAACAAGCGCAACAGCAAGCTCAAGATCCTGTAATTCAGATGCAACAGCAAGAACTGCAGATAAAAGCACAAGAAGTACAGCGTAAGAGTCAGAAAGACGCTAGTGATACGCAGATCAAGCAGGAAGAGCAGAAACGCAAAGCCACTAAGGACAGAGCAGATATTACGCTTGAAGAACAGCGATTGGAGCTTGAAAAACTTGAAGTTGGTATAGACGCCAAGAAAGCCGGGGTGAAGGTACGGGCTGATGGGCGGTCAGAAGCCAATAAAACAAACTTAGAACTGGCTAAATTAGCGGCTAACACTAAGAAAGAGTAGTTAATGATACCACCAGCAAAAACCGTCTTTGACGTGCTCGAAGAAAAAATAAACGAGGATAAATCCTCCGCAATACAGTTTCTTGGGTCGGGGGGAGCACAAGACTTCGCCCAGTACAAGGAGGTTACGGGTTTGATCCGAGGTCTCGAATCCTGTTTGGCCCATGTAAAAGACCTTGCACGCAACCAACTGGAAGATGATTATAATGATTGAAACAGCTGAAGCGGTAACTCCCGATGAAAATTGGGAAGCACAACTACCTCTACCCTGTGGGTACCGTGTCTTAGTAGCTTTACCCGATATTAGTGATTATTACGAAGGTAGCTCACTGCTCAAGACTGACAACGAGAAACACCGTGAGTACATCACTTCTATTATGGGGATCGTGATAGATATGGGGAAGGATGCGTATACGGACGGAGATCGTTTTCCTGATGGTGCTTGGTGCCAAGTAGGAGATTACGTTATGTTTCGTATGAATACAGGGACACGGTTTACAGTTAACGGTAAAGAGTTCCGTTTGATGAACGATGATTCCATCGAGGCGGTTATTCCTGACCCTCGTGGCATTTGCAAAGTATAGGAGCAGAATATGGCTTTTCAGAAAGTAGCTTATGAATTTCCCGATGCTGATGAGGAAACTACGGGTTCTGAAATTGAGGTCGAAGGCTCCAGTGCTGTTGAAATTGATGTTTCTGGGGAGGCTAAAGCTAAAAAAGATAAGGCAGAACCTGTAAGCGAAGAAACAACCGATGAAAGCGAATATAAGGTTGAGGTTGTTGATGATACACCAGAGGCTGACAAAGGGCGTAAAGCTTCCGAACCGCCAGCGGATGTCACTGAAGAAGAGCTTGAAGAGTATTCTGGTAAGGTCCGTAACCGGATTAAGCATCTTAGTAAGGGGTATCATGACGAGCGCCGTTCAAAAGAACAGGCAGTTCGTGAGCGGCAGGAACTAGAAACCTTCGCGCAGAAGATCCTTGAAGAGAATAAAGAATTAAAAGGCACTGTCGGTAAAAACCAGACAGCTATGCTTGAGCAAGCCAAACGTACTGCTGGAAATGAGCTTGCAACGGCTAAACAAGCATATAAAGAAGCATACGAAGCAGGCGATTCAGATGCAGTTGTTACTGCACAAGAAGATCTAACTACTGCTAAGATCAAATCTGATAGGTTAAATAATTTTAAACTACCTGCTTTACAAGAAGATGATACTGATGTAACAATACCTGAATCCGCCTCAACAGTGGACCCACGAGCTGAAGATTGGGCGCAAGCTAATTCTTGGTTCGGACCAGATGACGAGATGACAAGTTTTGCGTTGGGGCTGCATAATAAACTTGTTAAATCGGGTGTAGACCCGCAAAGCGATGATTACTACGAGAGATTAGATTCTCGTATGCGCGAAGTATTCCCCGAAAATTTCGAGGATGCTGAAAAACCAGAAAACAACAAGCCTAAGCGACAGACAACTGTGGTTGCTCCTGCAACACGGAGTACGTCACCGAAGACAATTCGGCTCACGCAAACACAGGTGAATATCGCTAAGAAACTTGGAGTCCCCCTGGATTTATACGCCCAAAAGGTTGCAGAAGAGATGAGGAAATCAAATGGCTGAAAATCGTATAGACCGCGAACTTACCACCCGTGATCAAACGACCCAGACAAAGGCTTGGCAACGACCAGAGATTTTGCCGTCACCGAATCCCGAGCCGGGTTATGAATTTCGCTGGATAAGAGTCAGTACGCAGGGACAGATCGACGCCACTAATGTTTCTTCAAAGCTTCGTGAAGGTTGGGAGCCTGTAAAGGCAGAAGACCATCCAGAAATTACAATGGTTACCGTTGAAGTCGATAAATTCAAAGATAACATTGTGATTGGCGGGTTGATGCTTTGCAAAGCTCCAGAGGAATTGATTTCAGAACGCAATGGGTACTATCGGCAACAGACCCAGGCACAGATGGAATCAGTCGATAACAACCTTATGAGAGAAAACGATCCTCGTATGCCACTTTTTCATGAGCGGCAGTCCAAAAATACTTTTGGTACGGGGACTTAGTCCTAAACCTTTTTATCTGGAGATAAAATACGATGGCTTACCCCACTGTAGATGCCCCTTACGGGCTAAAACCAGTTAACTTGGTTGGGGGTACACCTTTCGCAGGTGCTACGCGTATGATCCCTATCGCTTCTGGCTACGGTACTGGCATCTTCTGCGGAGATGTAGTGCAGTACAAAAACGATGGAACACTCATAATCACCGCGCTGCAGAATGACACTTCTGTGGTTCCTGGTGTTGTTGGCGTGTTTTTGGGATGTACTTATACGGACCCCAACCTTAGTTACAAAATACATAGTCAAGACTATCCTGCGAGTACTACTGCAAGCGATATCGAAGCATATATTTGCGACGATCCGTATGCACTGTTTAGAGTAGTCAACTGCGCTGGTTCTACGGCTGATGGCTCTGCCACTGGTCTTACGCCTGCGTTTGTTGCCCGTGGTACCGCACTTTCGTGTAATGCGGAACTTGTTCTTAACACGGGTCTCACAACTACCGGCAATAGTCGTATGGGTGTGTACATTAATAACGTGACAAGCATCTTGCCAATGACCGTTGTTGATGTGGTCCCAGACACTAAAAA